GACAGATGGCGCAATGAAAGGATTGTGCCAACTGTACCAGCTGAAACTGAAAGGCAGCAGGGATATTGAGGCTCTGGTAAAGCTATTTATCAAGGGTATTGATTTCTGTGTCAAAAACGACTATCCCACTCTGGAGTTTATGCGCCAGAATTTCAAGGGTAAGAGTGAGCCTTATGGTGGTTTTGTCGATGATGAGGTAGTGGTGGATAATCTGCCAAATGCCGTGCTCAATGGTGAGTGCAAGGGTAAGCTGAAATACACTGGCTACAGTGTTTCCAGGCTGATCCTCAGGCATACCTCTAAGGCAGCTGTCAATGTTGAGGATCATGCCTACCTTACAATAGATGTGTTTGATAACTCTCACCTCTATTTAGCCGTGGCTGGAACTAATGCGGAGGTATCTGTGAATGTATATGGTGATGCCCAGGTTGATTGTGATGGATCTGGGATCAAGGTGGTAAACAAAAACAAAAATACTTATTGATATGATAGACAATAATTTGATACTCTGGCTACCATGTAATGATCCTGATGGCAGTGTAGCCTATGATTTCTCAGTAGGTCGTAACGATGCCACACTGTCTGAGGGTGCAACGCTGGAGAAAATAGTTACAGGTAAGGCACTATCTTTCAACGGTGCTGGTGAGGCTTTATCAGCAAGGGTGATACCTTTCAGTTCTAATTTCACAATTTACCTGGTGTTGATCCCCTCAGAGCCACTGCTGGGATGGTTGCTGAATTTCTCTGGAGAGAATAACTATATGGAACAATGGCTACAGGTGGAGCCAGGAAAACCTGTCACACTTGCTTTCGTGAAAGACGGTAGCAACTTTACTGTTTATCGTGATGGCCTGGAGATCTTTGATGATGTATTGCCTGGCACGCCTATAGGCTTTTCAGTGAATGATCCAACCGTTACAGGTAGCTTTGCCATGATCGATGAGGTGATGATCTACAGCGTGGCTAAGAGCCTTGCAGAGATCCTGATGCTATCAAAGGTATCTGATGATGTGGAGTACTACCTGGATGGTGTGAATCTGAAAGATTATGGTGTGAATGTCAGTGGTAGCAAAGGACTGGCTGGCAGGCTTGCACAGAAAGACGCTCTCACTGTTGATTGGGACAGCTATCATGGTATCGTGAGGGATAAGCAGAACCCTCGTTTCAAGGAACGTAACATACAGCTTGACTGTTTCCTGGAGGCCAGGAGCAGATATGAGTATATTTCCAGGGTAAACAGTTTCTTTGCAGCCCTCGATGGCTCAGGAACGCACCGCCTGAAAGTGGAGTATGCTGGTATCTCTAAGCCTCTGGTGTATGAGGTGATATGTATAACAGATGTTGATCCCAATAAGACCTGGGGCAGATACAATGAGCAGGCAATGGTTGGAACATTCAACCTGAAACTGGTTGAGGATGAGCCTGTGAAACGTGTGCTCAGACACATTGGAGCAGCAGGATCCACCAGCTCTATCACTGTCACCAGCACAAAGATGCTCAATATTTACTGGGGTGATGGTACCCACACATTCAACGTGTCTGGATCTGCCAGGACAATAACACATACATACACCAATGCTGGTGAGTATGACATTGTGATCACAGGTGTTATTGAGGAAATAGAGGCTTTCTCTACAAATGATATTCTGCTATGGGAGAATTTACACTAATAAAAAGGAACGGTGATACCATTCCTCTGTTTTCAAGGGAGCCGTTTTGCTGTGTCAAGTCAGCACAGCAGAGCGTTTCCCTTATGGGGGATGATACCGTAAGCCTGGAAATTGTCACCACACAGCTTATTACCTTTGAGAAAGGTGATAAGATCCTGGTTGATGGTGATGAGTACAGCATCCGTACAACTGTAACCAGGGAGAAAATATCAGATACCCACTTTATCTATAAGCCTGTATTCTATGGTGTGATCTATGAGCTGATGAAAACCCTCTATCGTAACTCAGATGTTTCTGGCAGGAGCGATAAGAGCGATTTCAGCCTTACCTACACCATTAAGGACTTTGTGAGGGTGATCATATACAACCTGAACAGGGACTATCCTGGTTTATGGGATTTCGATGCAGCAAATTGCCCAGACACTGAGGCACAGACCATCCAGTTCAACAGGCAGAACTGTTTGAAAGTGCTCCAGGATCTGTGTAGTAAGGAGCATTTCAATCTGGATTTCCGTATCACACAGAATAACGGTGTCAGGACTATCCATATAGGACAGTTTGGAACCCAGGTAGTACCTCCTGGAGGTGGTACCTATTTTGAATGGGGCAAAGGTAAGGGACTGTACAACCTCAAAGAGGAAAAGGTGGATGATAAGACCATCAAAACCAGGCTATGGGTTGAGGGTGGCATTAAGAATATCAGGAGCGACTACAGAGATTATGCTGGTTGCCTCCAGCTGCCATATCCTAAGAGGTTGAATGCCCATGATCATACCCTGAGGGATGGTACCGTGGTTAGGGCTGGTACCCAAATGATCGGTATAGATGATGATACTAAGAGGTACCTGGAGGATGCTACACTGGCTGCAAGCCTGGGTACTGATGAGGATGCCATATCTTATGATAATATCTATCCAAAGAGGACAGGATCCGTAACAGCCCTTGCATACAAAACAGAGGGTGGTACCACTGTTGTAGATATAAACTCATTCATTGATGAGACAATGGACTTTGATCTGAATGAGACTGATGGCAATGGCAATACTAAGTACCTGATTGGTGGTGTTTCTGCAAAGATCACATTCATATCTGGCAGACTTGCTGGGCAGGAGTTTGAATTATCCTCAAAGTCAGGTTACACCCACTCTGAGCGTAAGTTTACTATTCTGCCTTTCCAGGATGAGAGAGGATTTGTTACACCATCACCAGACAGCCAGGCTTTCCAGATCGCTGTGGGTGATCAGTATAAGATCACAGACATCAATCTGCCTAAGGCTTATGAGGATGATGCTGAGGAGGACCTTTGGTATGAGGCTATACAGGATTTCAACGATGCTAAGCAGGCAAAGGTAAAATACTCCCTGACACTTGATCGTATGTATTTCCTGGATAACACACCATCCGATGCCACTGTCTGTATTTTCAAGGTTGGTGATTACGCTCCTGTCAAGGATAGCCGATTTGGTATAGAAAAGAGTATCAGGATCACCCAGGTATTGCGTAACTTGCTGGTGAGCCAGGACTATGCGATCACTCTTTCTGACACCAATACGATCAGCATAGCTACACAGGCTATCATTGATGTAAGCAACCATGAGACCATATTAACAGCCAGTGGCCTAAAGGATCTCACTAAGGCCAGGAGGGGATGGCGTACCACTGAGGAGCTTAGGACTATGATCTATGATACTGATGGTTTCTTTGACATGGAAAACATCAGGCCTCTCAGTATTGATACCAATATGCTGACTGTCGGATCAAAGAGCCAGCAGTTTATCCTTAACGGTGCTGTGCTGGAGGCTAACAGGGGTGGAAACCCTCAGAAATTCCAGGCCTCAGGGTGTATTCTCTCTCACCTCACTATTGATGATAGCAGGGTTAGGAACTGGACTATAACAGCAGCTGATTTCACCCTTAGCGACTATGGAGGCTACTATCTGTTTGCTAAGTGCTCTAAGAGTGGTGAAAGCGGTGTGTGGTACATTACCCAGGATCAGCTGAAAGTTGAGCCAGTATCAGATCCTAATAACTACTATTTCCAGGTTGGTGTACTGGGTAGCGTGCACAATGATGATAATTTCCGTGATTTCGTTACCACCTATGGATTCACCAGGATAAACGGTAACACTATCACCACTGGTAAGATCGTTACCTCTGATGGTAACTGTTACATAGATCTGGATGGCAATGCTTTCAGGATCGGTGACACTAACAGCTCGATAGACTGGAACGTGACTGCAAACAGGCAGCTGACACTGAGAAACGTGCGCTTGCTGTCTGATTCTGGTGATACGTCAAACATTGGAGTGTACCGTGGCACATATAACCCAAACTATGTGTACTACAGAGGTGATGAGGTCAGCTATACAGCCGATGGTGAGACGTGTACCTACAGATACAAGCATCCTGAGCCAAGTAGAGGTAATGCACCCACCAATAGCACCTATTGGGATATTGTGGCAAAGGGAGCTACTGGTGAAACAGGTAACTCTATATTCTATACGTTCAATGACAGCCTGGAGAGGCCAAATGCTCCTACAGGATCTGGTGACACTGGAGGATGGCACACCACCAGCACAGATGCTGTTGTATGGATGAGTATCAAGAGTGCCAAAACGATCAGTCAGGGATCCTGGGGCACACCTTTCAAGGTCAAGGGTGCTGATGGTACCAGCATTGTGCCTAAGGGATCAAAGAGTAGCGTGTCAGAGCTGCCTACCACAGGAAATACACCTGGTGATTGCTATTTCATCAATGGCTATCTGTACGTCTGGGATGGAGTTTCCTGGGTGAATAACGGCCAGATCAAGGGTGATCCAGGCGTTAGCTCATACCTACACCTGAAATACTCTAATGATGGTGGTGAGCATTTCACTCCAGGCAACGGTGAGACACCTGGCAGATGGATTGGTATGTACGTGGATCAGAGCGTTACCGATTCAGACGATCCAGCAGATTACAGCTGGAGGGATGCACAGGGAGAGCAGGGAATACCAGGAGAAGATGGTGAGGATGGTAGGACTACCTATCTCCACATCAAATACTCAAATAATGGTGGTTTGTCTTTCACTGAGCATAACGGTGAGGATCCTGGATCTTACATAGGTCAGTACACAGACTTTGAGGAAATGGATAGCAGTGATCCTACCAGATACACCTGGAGCAGGCTTACAGGTACCACTGGTGCTGCTGGTGCTGATTCCGCTGTGGCTGATTTCTACGAATACAGGTATGCTAAGAACGGATCCACAACACAGCCACCAGCATTAGATCTGGATGATCCAGATCCCTCTGGATGGACTACCGAAATGCCTACTGTTGGAAACCTGGAATATATCTGGTGTACAATGTGTAGAAAGTCTGGGCTGGTTGATCGCACAAAGATCCATATTCCTGTCAGCATAGCACAGGGACTTAGGGACACATCAGGACATGGATATAACGGATCGCTGGGTGGTGGTACTGTTGTTACAGATGGTGATCGTGAGGTTTTGCAACTGACAGGACAGGCTGACAGCAGGATCCCATACGATCTGCCATTTGGTGAGAGCTTTACGCTGTGCCTATTCCTGAAAACCAGCACGTCACCTGTAAACTGGATGATAACAGGAAAGTATGGTAGGGAATGGGTGGAGAAAACACTTAACCTGACTGCTGACACCTGGTATCACCTTGCTTTCAGATTCAATGATACTACCTGTACGCTGTTTATCAATGGAGAGCAGGCAGATATATCTGTGGTGAGTGAAAAGCTGGTAGGATTCTCTCTGTACGATGATAATATGTTTGGATCCACGGTCAGGATCGATGAGGTAAGGATAATGAGGGGTGCACTGGCACAGTCTGATATTGCATCCATCATCACCAACTCTGTTGATGGCATGATCCAGGGATGGTGTACACCATTCAGGATCAATCCCTATGATGCCGATCCAAAGAGTGTTGATAGCGTTGATGTAGAGTATGCTAAGAACGATTCCAGAATTACCGCACCCACTACAGGATGGCAGACCACAGCACCATCATGGGAAAACGGAAAGTATATCTGGAGCCGTACTAAGGTAACGTACTCAGATAATACATCATCAGTTACTGATCCTGTCTGTATCACTGGAACACAGGGAAACAATGGTACTAACGGTGTAGGTGTGAGCTCTATAGTAGAGCAATATTACCTTTCGTCAAGTCCAACATTACTATTAAATGGATCGTGGGGCACATCAAGGCCAACCTGGAAAAACGGATGGTATATGTGGACGAGATCTGTGATTACATATACAAATGGTAGTACTACAACTACAACAGCTATCTGTGTGACTGGTGCCAAAGGTACGGATGGTGATGATGGAGAAAATGGTAAGGGTGTACCGTTTATTCACCTGAAAGGTACAGGGCTTGATAACAACCAGGCTGCTGTGCTGAGAGTGTATGATGGCTATAACATACGCACAGCTAACTATAGTAGCCGTGGACTTACCCTGATCACACTTAACCCAGATACGCTTGAAACGGTATTTGAACAGACCTATGACACATACGGATCAGATGATGCACGTACACAGCTTGCTAATAAGCTGCTGGAGCTTGATTCAAGTGTGTTTGTCTGCCTGATCAGCTATGATGCTGTAGGATGGAACACAAACCTACTGACAGCATTGCAGTCCTTTGGATCTCTCGGTGTCTCTAACACAGCAACAGGCAGAATACCGTTTGCTTTCCTGGGACAGCGTGGGCTTAGGGCTGGCTATGCCTTGCAGATCCAGGGATCTACTGGTGCTGGTGTGCCTCCTGCTGAGTTATCTACATTCGTTGCTGATGGCCTCTTTGCATCCACAAAGGAGGGTACCAGTCCAGCACTTGTATTCCGTGGTAACTATAGGAGTGATGTAAGCGTTGTTTACTATGGAACGCCTCACAGGGTGGACTGTGTGAAATACAATGGTGTGTACTATGTAGCACGTATTGATGCTGGAGCATTCAACAGCGTGCCTACAGATACATCTTTCTGGAATACCTTTGGTGCACAGTTTGAAAGCATAGCAACCAGCTTGCTCCTGGCAGAAATGGCTAATATCGGTGGATTCATTTTCAAGGATAACATCCTGATCTCACAGAAAGGTGAGCTGAATGGAGTTGAGAGTGAAGATTATGAGGATGGAGCTTTCATCCCCAATATTACGCTGGATGCTGTCAATGGAGCTATCAAGGCAGGCCTGAATATGACGATCAATGAAAACGGACTGTCACTGACAAAAGCCGATGGATCGATAGCTGCCCAGGTGGTGAATACATCTATTAAAGGCCTCATTGATACGACAAAGAGCAGTGATACCATCAGTGGCACAGTTTCCTCATCACACAATATGTATGTGCCTTATGGTGGTGCTCGATATACAACCACTTTCCAGAAAAACTTTGGTGAGGATATGGGATATATGGCAAAAGGTAGTACTATTGAGATCGGTAACACCTCTTTCTCACTCAATTTGCCTTATCCATCATCAGGAACGTGGAGCTGGCAAAACCCTGTCAGGTTCTTTGTTATCCTCCTAAGAAACGATGTGGAGGTAGCAAAATGGACTGGCTATTGGTCAGGCAGTATGAGCTCTGGAACACACGTTAGTGGTACTGTGAACGCTCCAGGTACTATCAATATCGATGGTACGATCTATAAGGAGGGACGTTACAAGATCCTCTTTAAGGTTGAGCTGAGTGTTATTAGGCCGTCTGATGGTAGTGCAAGCGCAACATCCGATTCGTTCAACATATCGTGGACGAGGTGGTACAGCTACAGGAAACCGTCTTTTGAGAAAACCCTGATAGGATTGGATGGCCTCTTTAGTTGCTGGGGTAACGATTGCTATATCATTTCCTCATCAGATGGCTTTATAGCCAGGAAAGGAAACTATGGCATCCGTATATCCAGCAGTGGTGTACAAAAGACTACAGACGGTGGGCAAAATTGGAGTTCAATATAAAATTAACCAGGTAAACAGGAGGGTTGGCTGGATCCTCCTGTTTGCTCCAGAAAGGAGGTGTAAGGTATGAAATAGGCAGAAAAGGTGGCATGAAATTGAAAAATACTATCCAAAAATCAAAAATAATGCCAAAAAACTGTGTTTATTGAACACATTTTATTATTTTTGCAGTAGTTTTCTTAATATATCTTTCAATTATGAACGAAATGTACAGCCTGAGGATCCTATCCAAAGGACAAATAACAGACCTCACCAACGGTTTCAGCCTGAATGGTAAGCCGTTCTCAATTTTCGTGAGGAGAAAGAGGCTTACGATGGATCACGACACTGTAGTAAATTGCAAGTGCCTGTGTGACAAAGAGGCCAGTGATCTGCCAGTGCCTATAGGTGACTGGACACCAGCTGCTATAGTGGAAATCTCCCCTAACGCTATTTCGCTGAGTGATTATGATGTGTACTGGGGGGCTGGTGAAACTATTTAATCATATAGATATGGGACTTTTATTAGCAAGTGGTTCTTCTAAGCCACAATACCCTTACGATATGTGGTATGGCGTACAGGGTGACTTTACAAGCAGGGATAAAAACCTCACCAGGGTTGGTAATCTCGATCTGCACAGAACGCTGCCTATCCAGAATAAGCTGAGGCGTTTTGTTGAAAATGCGGATGGATCCGTTAAGTATTACCTCGGACAGAATGACAGCCGAAAGAAAGATTCTGGAGCTGCTGCCATCACTGACAGTACCGATGGTAACGTAATGCTGGAAAAGCCTGAGTACTATTTCCGTATGGAGTTTGAGGGTACTAAGTGGCTCAGGGCTTACTCTGAATACCCATTGCCAGGTTTCGTGAAGATGGAGCGTAAGACTA